GACTAAAGGTTTATTTTTAAATTTAGATTGCGAATTACCTCTTGTCTTATCTTCATATATTAGACTAACGTGATTTATGATCATGAAAAAAAATCCCAGGGGAATGTAACAAGGATAATTCAAAGCTACAGAATCCTCAGCTGTTTGACTTTGAGCATAAGGTATTAAGAAAGACTTCAATAAATTCTTTTTATCTCCCGGTTGAATACCAGGAATCGGATCGACCTGAGAAGAATCTGTACTATTTGACGCTTTGTTTAGGTGATATACAATTTTTTTCCATTGATCTTCAGAAGTCAAAGACATGAAAGCTTTAGAAAATCCGAAAAGCGCTTCGGATGGGTATTTGTAATTTTTAAGAAAATCCTTTTCTTTAAATTCTGTTTTGTCCATTTTTGAAAAAACAGTTTTACTTATAGCTGGGGAATTGATATCAAACATGTCTCCTGCGCTATTGACATCGAAGGCGGAGGTTTCGTCTTCTGAGACCCTGGATATACCTCTGATTGGCTCTAAAGCGCCATTTCCAAAAAGAGAGAACATGAACTCTTTCGGACTGTTATTTCCTGCCTGTTCAGTGTTTTTTGGTTTTTGAGTACTGTTAAAATCTACAGAAAAAGGGTTACTTATCTCCTTTCCATCAGTTAATAGAGACTGGTTATTGCCTTCTCCGACTGTTAAAACGTTAGTATAAAGTTGTATGGATCTTAAAATGAGTTCTAAATGAGAATTGTATTTATTAGCTTCAGATTTAGTTATCACAGAAACATCTAATAGTGGTATAGAATTATTCACTTCATTTCTAACTCCTGCTCTTGCATCATTTATAGCTTTATTGGGAGTTGCTACATCAGATATTAACTTTACATTACTTTGAGCGGCTAATGTCGCTATATTGTTGGTTTCAGCAGTATTAGGATTTATGTTTGTTATGATTCTGCTATCATTTGTCCTTATAGATATTGTAATAAATTGTTTTCTGACAAATAGATTTTTTTCAGCTGCACCATTGGCAACTGTTGGATAACTCGAATCTCCATTGAATTGCCTTTTTAATCCGTCCGTGTAGGGTATTTCTATCTTATCAGCCGCTATAAAAGTATAAGTAGGATTGTTTGTTTGAGTATCAACGTAAAAGTCTCCATCCAATCCAGTAGCCAATTTCAATAATATATTTTTTATTAAGTCGTATCTTGATACAGAAAATACATCCACAGCATCTCCGCTGTCATCTGGCGTGTAATCCCCAGGAATGAGTCCGGTGAAACCATCATCCGTAAAACTTCTCTCAATTGCGGGTGTGCCTTTAATTTGATCAGTTACAATACCGTATCTATTGCCGGGATCTTCTTTAGCGGCATCATCGCCGGATTCTCTCGCCGCAAGACCAAATTTAGTTGCAACAAGATCAAAGTTATAATCCGTATCGGCATATAAATTTGTAACAAATTTGCTTATTACATTACCTGTAAGTTGTCTCTTGCCTTGCGTATATGTGGATATGACATCCGGGGATCTTGCAGTTCTGATTAACGCGTAAAAGGTATTGCCTTCTTGCTGCCAACCTATTTTAAACTCTAAACTTTGAATTGCAGCTGTTACAGCGCTTGCTTTTACATCTGAATATATCGCACCTCCGGTGGGGTCCGTGGCTTCTGTTTGAGGCTTCGCCGGAACTCCGTTATAATCAGTGACTATTGGTCTTACAAGTCCGTCTAACTCATTTTCAAACAATCGATCTATCGCGACAAATGTAACGTCGGGTGCAACGGCTTGAAAAGCCCCCAGTACAAAAGGAACGTCCAATGGAACAGTTAAACTGGCTATGTTTGACATTTTGTTATTGTCAGTTGGTCCGCTATACAGAGAGACGTTTGTTATGCCTTCTGTACCTATTAAATTAGCAAAATTAATTTGACCTGTAAACCTCTTATCATACGCGCTTCTAGTTCCGCCTCCCGCGCTTAGTGGTAAGGCTGCTACATTACCGTCAGGTTTTTGAACTATAACAAAAGATTTATCATTTGTGTTATTTAATTGAAGCACATAATCGTCTAAAATTTTCCCCCAAGAATTTGCAAATCTTATCTTAGTTTGGTCTACGCTTCTAAATTCAGAACTTTTATTTTGTATAAAATCCTTTATTTGAATTTCCGTTTGAACTGGGGCATTCAATCCTCGGCTTTCTAATAGAGAATTAATGGCTCTTTCTCGCTCTCTTTTCTTTTCGGCTTGTTTAACATCTATTAAAGCTTTAATAAGATATTTTAAACTTTCAGGATATATAGAAGCCGCATTATTCATGCGCATGCTTTCTCCTAAAGCTCCTAATCCAACAGCGGTAAGAGTGCACGTATAACTACCATCAATCTGTCTAGAGAAATTATATTGCGTTATTAGGCCTATCATGCCGTCATAATTTCCGCTAGATTTGAGATTATTTTCTACAATCTTAGAACGTATCGCATCCATATCCATTCCATCATCAAATGGGTCTATGAATAAATCCTCTGATGAGTTTAATTCGTATTGCGAATTTATATCCGTAGGAATCTTATCTCCGGATTGGAGAGTTTTGGGACTATAATAAATCGTATTTCCCCATTCCAGTAATATAGAATACCCAGGTCGAAAATACAAAGCGTCTATAACATCCAATTGAGATTTATTATTCACTCTGAAGGTTATTGTTGCCTGTTTTATGGATCCAAGTCTTCCTTGAGTGTCTATTTTTGCGTTCAAGATACCTGGCATTGGAGAATATCCGAATTGACTAGTCTCTCTTTGACTAAGCATCTCGTAAGCATCTAAACCTCTTCTTTCTGAATACAAAAATCCAGTTTTATCTCCTGTATTTTCTGGATTTCTTAAGTAGTAAGGAGTTTGAGTTTCTTTGTATTTACTTACTCCTCCGAATAATACATAGTTTTTGGCCAAACCATCACCCAATAAACTTTCCGACATTCCAAGTGTTTTTAAGAAAGCCGGGTCGTTCACTCTTACGGACGAAATAGCGCGTATCCAACCTGATTTATTGGCTTTAAATTTTATAGCCTCATCAGAAAAATCGTTAATTATTTTACTCGATCTTACTGCGAATTGACGTTTTACATAATCCTTTAAAGGTACGCCTAAAATGCTTTCTAAAGAAACGTTAGACATGACTAGTTATTTCTATTTTGTGATTTATATGCCGTGTAAATTATATTTGGATCCGCGGGTATTCTGAGTTGTGTACCAGTGGGAGGAAACATTGAATCCCCGGGTAAAGAGTTTGCTATAGCTATTATCCACCACATAGAGGAATCTCCATAAAAATCATAAGCAATTAAATCCAGTCTATCTCCAAATGTAGTAATTATGTATCCATCATAATATGATAGAGGAATTTCTGGATAAACATTGGTTGTGTAGTACGTTTCTCCAAAGTATTTTGATTTTGAATCCACGATCTTTTTCGTTGTTATAGTATCGTATCTATTTGCCACTATTAATCAGATTTATATGTTCCTGTTGTAAATACTATTTAATCTTCTCCATTTCTATCTTCTCCATTTTCGTAATAATAAAGCACATCTTTGACAGTACCCCCCTGTAATTTAAAATCAGGTTTTCCAAAAGGATCGTTTCCTGCGCTGAATTTTGCTACATTGTAGTAAACATTAGTCATTGATTTTGTGCCATTTATACGGGGACCAACTTTAGAACCTTTAGGTCCCCATTGACTGATAGGAACGGCTCCGTATTCTGAGGGTATCGGAACTTTTACGTTTTTAATGTAGTCCGTTACCTCGTCTTTAGTTTTAGGCTCGGGTAATTTAGGCCGTCTCTTAGTTGCTTTAGCCTCATTTTTAAGTTTTCTATTTTCTTCCCTCTGTTGTTTTTTCCAAGCTCTTTTTCCCTGTCTATCTTCTTTATTTTCCGCTCTAGTCCATCTTCTAGCGTTTCTATTTGCGTCTATACGATCCCATGTAGATTCTGTATCTCTAGAATCTTCAAATGGTTCAGGATTCATATCTTCCTCCGTGTATGCATTTGCAAAAGCTCCTATTATATCCCCTTTAGGCGTATCTTTTCTATCAGGACTTGCTATAGCTTTAAATGATATTTGCACATTTAAAAATTGAGGAACTTGATAACTATCATCGTCTATATCCCAACTTGCATTTTGCTCTGCTGTGACAGATATGCTCTCAATTATTCCAGGCAATCTATAAAAATAATCCCCCACTGTTAATCTTATTATGGGAGCTCTCATAGCATTAGTTATTTCAGAGTAGTCTGGGTATACTTGACGTATAAGTTGATCTAATTTACTGTACGAGGTTTGTAAGTGTCTTTGATCTTCTACTAAAATTTTGAATCCAAAAGATATTGCCCTCTCTACTCCTTGATATGTATAAAAATTTTCTGCTCTACCAGCGTATCTAAAAGAGTTCCATGTCGCAGTATGAGTATCAGTGAACCCATTAGTTAGAAAAGCTCTAAAGGGTAAAAAAGTATTTGTAGTCGTGTAATTTATGATTTCAAAACCAAACTTTATTAAATCCTTGGCTTTTTTACCATTTTCAGTCGTCCACGGATCTTCATTGTGCGCAATACTAATTTGCGTGTTGGTAATATGATCGCCTCTAAGTCCTGTTTTTGGATCTCTTGCACCATAATACATCTGATCTCGATCATTTATTTTTGCTAGATCTAGATTTTCTCCGCTATTAGCTAAAATGAAATCTTGTATGTCTCTAATTTTATAAGTATCTTCCGGATTATTTGTGGAGTTTATAGATTGTTTAGCTATAGCTTCATACTTCATAGCTATACCAGATCTCACTCTATTTACAGGTATATTGCTTGTTACTTTTGTATCTTGGGGTAAATCAACGCCGTTAACGAATACAACTGTTCTTAAATTTCTTTGATTTGCATTATCTATTTTCGGAGAGGTGTCAACATATCTTCTAACTGTAGTAAAACCGACACCATAAGCAGAAGTTGGACCTCCTAAATAATCTTGTATTATAAAACTGTTAGTAGATAAACCTAGATCAATCGCTTTTCTATTGGCAGCTAGAGCCATATTTAAAGCCTGCATTTTTTGCCCCCCGGCTGTAGTAGCTGATACTAAATTAACTATAGGACTCTGATTGGTAAGTTTCAGTTGTTGTAGTATTAGCAATCTATTATTTGAAACCGACACGTTTGGTTCCATTCTCAACTGCGCAGAAACAGTTTTTTCGTAATACTTTCCGTCTACTTCGAAAGGCGAAAATCCCGCTCTAAGTGCGTGAACTCCGGTACCCGATGCTCCAACTTGAGCTATGGTATTTTTTTCGTTATACACCCGTGTGTTTTGTTTCCACGCGGGTTTTCCCGATCCGAATATACTTGCTCCGCTTTGTATGTCAGCTTTAGAGAAACTGAATATGTCTGAGAATTTTTGTCCCTCAGCAGGAGGTTCTAGTCCCTCTCCCGTTTCTATTAACGGGTTAGAGAATTGCAGATCTTTTTGCTTTCTTATAAACAAAGCCCCTCTAGGATCGCTCTTCATGAAGGTCTTTATTCTTTGCATGTCCACCTGTCCAGCCAATGTAGTGGTTTGATACCCAGAATCGAAAGACGTTCCTCCTCCTCTAACTGGAAAATCAGGACCACTGTTAGCGTTGTACAGATTTATGAATCCTGATCTAAGGTTGAAATTGGAGTTATAATCTTTCAAAAAATTGTTAGGACTCACTGTGTCCAAAAACGTCAATACGCTCGTGATGTCTGAAGTGGGTATCTTATTCAATTTATCTGGATAGGGACCCGGCGCCGGATATACTGCGAAGGGTTCGCTAGAAGATGCACCTCCAGGGCGATCTGATCCGAATTTTAGATAACGAAAATCAGTCTTCCAATCTTTTAAGGGTCTGGGTTGGTACCCTTTATTTTTTAGAAATGTCGGCACATCCACAGGATTCGCCGCTTCCTCGTACTTCTTGTATATGGAAGTGTTCTCTCTTCCTCTTAAAGACTTGTATAGATTATATAGTATACTTTGCTGTGGTGTTAACATGTTATGCCATATGTAATGAATAATTCAAACTAGTCTCTGGGTTTCCTACAATTTGCAACCCGTCTTTTGCAGTTTGTGCTATGACTTTGCCATCAGGTAATGTTAAATATATAGTATAAGAAGATTTTGACGGGGGAACAGGCGCAGGTTGATTATTAGTTGTAGGTGTTACGCTCTGCTCTCTATTTGCTGCTGTCATTAACATATTCGTTAAAGTTCTATTCATAACGTATTCTCCCTGTCCGACTAGATTAGTTTGATCTTTTACTAATCCACCAGTTTCTTTTGCTGGTATGCCTGTTTTTTTGGAAACTTCCGTTTCAGATTGTTGAGATAGGTTTCCTGCGGCGGGTTGACTCATCGCCGACATTTCTCTTCTTTTTGCAAGATCTTCTTGAGAACTGGCCATACCTAATGACATTTGTTCTTGTGTCATTTGTCCGCTTGCTGCAATTTGTTCGCTACCAAAATTTCTAATGTTGGTCATAAACATTGATTTGGTATGTTCAAATTTAGAAATCTGTCGATCATCTATGAACCCCAACCAATTTATAACCTTCATTATACCTCCAGCTATTTCTAGCATTATTTCTGCAATTGAGGCGAACACATCTCTAACTTTAAATAACAGAGATGTCATATTTTGTGGATTTTCAAACCAAGCAATCATCTCTTGAACCTTGTCTAGAATTCCGCTATTAACTACGAGATCTACTATAGAAGATTTTATTTTTTCTATGATCATGGCAATTTTCTCTTGCGCACTTGCACTAACTATTGCATTATAAGCTTCTTCTCCTCCTAGTTTAGCTATAGCTTCCGCTTGTTCCCCTCTTTGTTTCATCAACATCACCTGTTCTCTAAGTTCTTTTGTACTTTTTGCTCCGAAAGCCGCCATCTGTTCTTGCTCCTTCAACATGTTGGCTAATTCGTCTCTAGAAGTTCCCATCGCATCAGCAAAAGATTCTTGAGCCAATCTGTTCATGTTCAAGAAATCTTCAGAACTTCCTATCTGTCTTGAGATTTCTTCAGCTGCTTCGCCAATCTTATTATTTAGCATCAGCTCTCGAACCTTTTGTAAATTTATGTCTTTACCGGTCAAAAGTTGTGCTTCAAATTCTTTAGATATACTGCTTTGAAAATCAAGGAACTGGGACGCCATGCCCTCCACTTTGGATAGTTCCATCCCCAACGCTTTCGTTTGTACGTACGCTGCTGTTATTTTTCCTGGATGCTTGCTAAATTCTAGACCCAATACTCCTGATAGGTTCGTTACCTCTTGAAGAGTCTGTTGGTAATTAAGAGCTATCCCAGTGGATTGTTTTAGATAGGCAACTTGACCGAGTATCTCCTTCGTTACTCCTGCCATTCCTATTTTTTGTTTCTCTCCTAACGCTACCAATTTGGCGCGTGTAGCAGCGTCAACACCAGCCATATCTTTCAGTCTAGTGTTGGCAGATAGAGTTGCGTTGCTGAGTTGCAGTGTGACGCCCAATTCTTGGTTTATTTCCACCAAGGATTCCATGTACTTTTTGGTGGTCATGTACAGATCACCGCCAGTAATGTTCGCTCTTGCAAATTGAGCGGACATCGCAGTGGACTCTTGCGCACTCATGCCTATGGTTCTTCCTAGTTTCACCATAGCATCGTTCACACCTAGTGTCATATCTATCGCCGCAGCGAACATGTCGATCAATCCGCCCAATAGAAAACCTACAACAGGTATTTGTTTAGCAAAATTGCTGATTCCTCCCGTCAAATCCGCGGCAAAGTGTCCAGTGTCTTCAGAAAGGCCTCGAAGTTTTTCTCCAGCACCGGTAAAAGCGTCCTTCATCATACCGAATCCCTTTGAAACTGCCGAGTAGGCTAATGCAACACCTCCGGCTATGAGAGCGACAGGATCGGTGGCCATTTTATAAAGTTCTTTAGCGCCGGCTTTTATGCCTTCCCATGCTACTAACAGCTTTTTTGTGGCTGCGCTACGTTTTATTCCTAATATCTCTTCTTCCTCTTGTAATTCACGAGCTTTTTTGGCCATAGCTGCGGATACTTCTACTCCAACTCCTAATTTATCGGCAACTAATGAGGTCAATTTACCCATAACACCTAAGTTATCGTTGACCCTCTTTTCGAAAGCCAATTTTTTCTGCATAGCCTCGTTCTGGGAATCTATTGCCTCTCCTTCTTTTTGCATCTGCATGTACTCTAGAGCGCCTTCGCTAGTTAAATCTTGCTTAGCTTGATATTCTGCTCTCGCAGCGTCACTAGCAGCTCCTGCTTCTGCAGATTTTTTATTCATTAAATCTAACTCTTGTTTATCTCCTATCATTTTATTGGATGTATGTTGTAGGAATCTCTTCCTTTCTGTTTCATCCATCGCTTGGAGCTTTTTCTTACCTTCCTCATCAGCCATCATATTGGCTTCTATGGCTTTCATGTTTTCTATTTTCCCAAGCTTTTCGTATGGTTTGAGCTTGTTCCAATTTACCTTTTTGATCTTTAAAATTTTGATCTGCCGCTTTTCCTTCCTCTCGTAACAGTTTCATTTTCAAACCGTGCTCGGTTTGCATTTGCGCTATAGCTTTTTTGCCCTCTTCGGTTTTGGGATCCAAACCACCGAGACCCTTCTTAGCGAGTCCCATTTTGTATTCGTAGGCTTTCTTTTCGTCGGCTATTTTTTTAGTTACGTCGTTTCTTTTGGCCTCTTCTTCGTCTAATTTCTTTTTTTCAACAGCTGTGCGCTCTTGGGCGGCTTTCATTTCTTCAGCTCGTTTTTCAAATCCCTGTCCGTACGTAGATCCTAATTCTGATTGTTTTTTTTCAACATCTCTAAGAGATTTTCCGTGTTCATCGTACTTTTCTTTGGCCTTTGCACGAGATTTTTCTAGGGCTTCCATCTCGTTTTTATATCCGTCTATAGCTTCTTTACCGTGTTTTTGTTCAAATTCGGTTATTTTCATTTTTCCCAAAAAACGCTGCGCATCAAGGTCTATCATCGATTTTTCGATGTCCTTTATGTTTATGGTCGTTCTATTAAGAGTCTCTAACTTTGCATTTTGTTTTCCTATGGTATCTATCTGCCTCTGTAAATCTTTGATGTTGGATCTTAGAATGTCCTGTCGACTTCTCTCTATCCCCAACATGTCGGCGAATAGCTCTCTAGTTTCAATTAACTTAGATCTCTGTGCTACGGTATCTGTAATAGCACGAGCTGACATCACCTGCTCAGAAGATTGTGCCGCATTAGGTTGCGCAGGCGGCGGCGTCTGGTTATTAGGAGGAGGTGTATTGTTTGTTGCCACTTCTGGTGTACGTTATACAAATAAATATGCCTACGTACTACTTTTTGGTGATTTTTTAGTTGAAGCCTTTGTAAAGTACTGTTGATCTTGAGCTCGATCCTGAGACAGCTTTCTGACTTCCGGGGGAACTAACTTTGAGAAGTCTGTATTACCTGATAGCTTTCTATTCTGATTATTCTGGGACTCAGCCTTCATCTCCAGGAACTCCTGTATCTTCTTTATGTTGTATCTTCTATGAGAAATTGGCATGTTCCACACCTCAGACCACGAAAATCCCCCTCCCCCGTGGTACACGAGTTCAAAACATTCGTTCATGAACACGGACCTATACTCCGGTCCAGGAAACAACGGACAGGTCGTATATTCGAAACCCTTCATCGAAAATTATTCGTTCCCTGGGAAGAAGAAATCTGAGGTGATGGGAATGTCGATATCGATCTCAGTACCGTCCTTAAGTTTTGCGGTGGTTTTTAATTCTATGTCCGGCGTATTTTTGTACATGTCTTGTCTAAGAGCTATAGAATCTCTGGACAACAGGTAACCTCCGTCTACAAAATCTCTTATGGATTTAACACTAGAATCTCCGTTTATGGATATTATCTGGTGTTTTAATCGAGTACTTACTGTACCTGCTTGAGTATTTAAGGTCTTCTTGAGATTTTTAATCTCTTGATCGACTTTCTTATCGTCTTCTACAGTAAGTATCTTATATGTAACTATGTTTTTAGTATACGGAAGCTCGAAAGTGAACTCGTTTTTCTCGTTGAGCTTATTGAAATCGATCTCTTTGTATTTTAGGTTCTGAAGATCCACTTTCACCACTTCGTCCTCGTCTGTGTTCGGATTTTTGTACTTGAATGAATAGTCTTTTCCGTAGGCCAAAATCCTAGCCGCGATTAGCAAACCGTTACGGTCTCCAAGTATCATGCTGTCGTAATTTACATCGGCAGGAATTAGAGCTCTTAGTGTTTTTTCTATCGCCAAACCCTGTCTTAGAAGGTTTATGTTGGTTAGAATATCCTCTTCTCGAGCTGTCATGTACTTCATTTCTATAGTACCAGAACTGAGGGGATTTTCTTTAGAATACAATTTCCCTTTAGAGGGTAGATCTACGATCTCTGTTGGAACTGAAAACTTCTTGTCTGTCATAAATTGTTTGTTTATTTATAAATATAGACGTATAGGATTTTTTAGCGCATAAAAAAACCCTCCCAAAAAAATTGAGAGAGTTTTTCTACTTTTTGTTCTATTAGAAGTTGAGTATGCAGTAATCCATCGCCAATGTAACATCAAGAACGGAAGCTTCCGTGTTAGACCAATCGTACGTACCGTAGTTGGAAGTCTTAATGAAAGCACCCTTGATGATCCACTGTGAAACGATATCTCCGACAGGACCCAGTATATTCATGCTGCAGTCCTTCTTATAGAAGTCGGAGTAGCCATCACGACCGGTTACGGATTCGTGGTGCAGACGCAGCCATTCCATCACGGCCTGTTGACCGGAGGGAGTTACGGGGTTGTACAGTTGAAGAGCAAGATCTCTCCACATCGCCTTACCTTTGATCTTACGGTATACGTTGATGTGGTCGATCTTGATTTCGCCCTGTTCTACGCCCGGGGCGTCGGCCTTCTTGATGATGAATGAGGGAATACCGTCGATATAAAATACGAACCTGTTCTGAACGATGGGTTCGAACGCGGTAAACATTATTTCTGAAGGATCTAATACAGGCATCTTATTGTGTGTTTACGTTTTCTGTCTATAAATATCGAAAACTACTTTTTCTTTTTCTTATTTTCAGAAACCTTCTTTTTTTCCTTAGCCTCAAACAGTTTTTTCTTGTCGAGTTGTTTCTTGATGCTCTCATAGAGGGCTTTCGGAACTCTAACTCTCAATCGTGTGTCGTCGGAAAGGCTGCTTAAATTTTTCATTGTTTGTTCTATTTAGTCAATTAGGAAAAGCTGGTACCTGTTGGCAGAACATTGAAGTTCAGGTAGATGTATTCTGCAGCTCTTGTGGGTTGCAGGTATATCGTACCAACCAGTTGGTTGCGGTCGATTACGTCAGGTGTGTTGTTGCTCTCGTCCATAGTCACCTGGAAGGCGTACAGACCTTGACGCTGTTGAACGTACTCAAGGTAAGGGTTAACCTGATTCAGGAATCTGTTACGAGTTACCTGGGTATTGGGTTCGAATACAAGTGTTTCGCCGACTTGACCGATGTAGCTTTTCAAAGCTATGAGCAATCTGCGAACGTTGACTCTATCAAGAGCAGAAGCTTTTGATTGTAACGTTTTCTGACCGTAGACAACTGTACCAACTCCAGGGAACACCGCTATTGGGTTCACTTTACCTTGGTACAGGAAGTTTCTGTCTTCTACGCTGACTCTGCGCTCTGGTTGTAGTACAGAAGCAAGACCACCGCGATTTAAACCTGCGGGAGCGAACCACTCAGCGGATACTTTATCGTTGTATTCGTACACTGAAGGTATCAAAGTAGAGGCGGGAACGTGGTTGATTTTACCAGTTTCGCGGCTACGAATTTGTACCCAAGGCCAATAAGTGGCTCCGTAAGAATTATCGTAATTAGCGGCTTGAGCTATAGCTTGAGTTTTGCTTTGTGCGTATCCAACCATGTCTACCACTGCGATTGCATCGCCCCTGTCTGAGACTAGTTGAAGTATGGAAGCTACTTGTGAAGGCGCATTTTGTGAAGTCAAACCAGGAGCATACAATACATTGTATCTGTAAGCGTCCTTGTTTTTCATCATGTTTATTGCGATATCGTAGTTGCTAGTTCCACTAGTATTGATAGCGACAATGCCCTGTATGTTTTCAGCTATTGTGTCAGAAGTACTATTAGGAATAGCTTCGTACATGTTCAAAGGAGCGGTTGTTGTACCGTTAGTAAGTTGACCGCCATATAGCGCGCCTTCTGCTCCACCGAATGCTCCGTGAGCTGAGCCTGAACCTACTTTAGGTAATGAAGCCGTATATTGGTTCTTTGCAACTCCACGGTTATCGAAATAGTTAGGAGTAGTTACATTCACTGATTTTACTCTAACGTAATTGCTCTTGTTAGCATAAGAACCTGTGGTTTGTGCGTAATAGTTTCCGTTCTCGTCGAACTGCGCGTTTGTCGCCGTATCGCCAAGTACAAAAGCTACGTAGTTGGGTTCGTTAGGATCCAAAGACAGGTTCGTCCAAGTCTCTAGTACAGCTTTGCTGGAATCGGTATCGTCACCGCGTCTGATGACCAAGGAGAATAAACCTGAACCTGAGTTAGAAGCGACAACCTCGTAGCGTACGTTTGCGGTAGATCCGCTTGGCAGGGATCCGCTGATTACGTTTGCTCCGGGAGCGGCGTTGTTCATTACCGTGCCAGGAGTCAGAGTAGTCAATTGGAATACTTCAGTAGTTCCATCTTGAGCGTACACAGATGCTGTTGCAGTAGTATAAGAACCGGATGCTACTCTTGTTACAAGAAGCGATGATCCGCCCTGTTCAAAATAGTTAAGAGCAGCAATGCTAGTTAAATACTCTAGTGTTGTGCCACCTGAAATGAATGTTGATCCGAATTTTGATTTATATTCAGAATATGATGTAACAAGGGTTGGTACGTTTACCAGTCCAGTTACCGTAGGGCCTATAAGGGCGGCTCCTGCGGCTATGGGACCCTGCGTTATTTGCGATAGATCGTTTTCTCTTAGGAAAACTCCGGGGGAAATCAGTGTTTCTGAAGCCATTTTTGTGTGTAGTTTATTCTAGCAATAAATATGTTGTTCTCGGTCAAAACAAACTACTCGATTTCACCAGTCTCTATATTTATCGTAACGTTTCCATACTTTTCTTTAAGTTCTTCTATGAGAGATGCCTCCCTAGCTTTCACTTCTATAACTCTTGCTTTTAGTTTTTGGATCTGGTCATCGATTATAGCACTTTGGAACCCTAGTTCTCCCAGGGCGGATGCAACCTCCAAACTGTCTTGTCTAACTAAGTTAACAAGTTTCAATTCGTGTTCAGATAACCTCTTCTTATCTTCTGACATTATTTTACCTTTTGACGCTTAGTAGTGTTTTTTACCGCTTTTTTCGGAGCAGCTTTCTTCTTGGCAGTAGGTTTTCTTTTCTTTAACTGGTTAACCTGTTCTTGGTTAAGAAGTCCCACAGCCTTAACGAAATCTACTTTTGGATATTCAATTTTTTCTTCTATAACAGGCACTTCTGAGACTACAGGCGCTTGAGTTTCTAAAAGTCTTTCTTCCTCTTTAAAAGCGTTAGTGGGCTCTATGATTATGGTCTTCTCTTCTTGTTTGTTTCTTAAAAAAACATACAGATAAGAAAAACCCACAATACCGACCATGATTGCTATTACAGTAAAAAATATGGTTGCCATGGTTACAGATTTTATTTATAAATATAGATAGATGACGAAAAAAGTTAATTCTCTCTTCGATCTTCTGGCTTGTAATGCGATATTCTATTGTGATTTACTGGGGAAGCGAGCAGAATTCCGGGTTTCAATCTCCCTTCTAAACACTCTTGATACATATAAGACATCCAAGTCTGTTCGTAAGGTCTTTCCCAAGTGACGGATAAAAACATCTTCTTGTTACCCTCACGACTCACTATCATAGGCCAATTAGCATAGTATATGTTGCCTGATATATAAGCCAATCCATCGAACACATCTATAGTTTCAAACTTTGTTCTAGGAGCATTAGGATCGAATCCAGTTATTGGCAATCTATCGTAATCTGGGAAGTCTCTAGTTCTAATAATTTGAGGGACGTTATACCAAGATACTTGAACGTGATTGTCCATGTAGACTTCGGTAAAAGAAAATTTGAGGAAGTCAAAACCCTCTCTCACCATAATTTTATGAAGGTTATCGTACATGTTAGGAACATACTTCCTAAATCCATTTCTACAATATCCTGTTTCTGTAGACGGATGCAAACCCATATCGTCTTCAAAGAAAAAGTAATAATCGCTATCCGATTCGTCAAAGTGTTGGGCTGCAAAGTATCTTCCTCCATTTATGCCCGTATTTTCGTTTCTGATTATGTGTTCAAATCCCCACTTATCGGCAATCTCACGGTTTTTTACGCGCGCCTCATCATTAGTGGAATTATCTATTAGTATTTTTCTAGTCTTTTTTAACCAGTCTGGAGAATTGTCTTCGAAAGTTTTTAGTGTATGTTCAACTTGTTCAGGGAAATTGAACGTCAACATATACAAAGACGTTTTCAATCCCGCTATCTGGGGATTGTTATTTTTTACTTTAGAATTCTGTTCGGGTTTTGGAACAAGTTCCGCAGTATCGTTTTGTAAGTTCTGAATGTACTTAACGATGAGTCCGTTTCCATCAAGTTCGTATCTTCTATAGTTGTACGGATTCAAATAAGACATGATGGTAAATATGCTCTCTTCAGTTCCCATAAATCCTTGGGATAAAGAAGAGTCCAACAAAGAATAATACTCTGCGTTAGCGTCTCTAATAAGTGATTTTCTTCCTCCAAAAAGACCACCTCTACAGACATATTTGACATCTCTGCGTGATATCTTATCCATGTGATCTTTTCTAAACCCATGTATTTCGTCTTTAGTTTCGTAAGGGTATGACAAGAACAGGAACGTATCTAAGTGCTTATTAATCTTATCGAGAACTCTTTCTTTTATGAAATAATTTTCCCAAACGGTATTAGTTATTCCCGCGTCTAACCACAAAAAGTACTCAGACTGGAACGGATCCCATATGGAAGCATCGCTCAACATGAACATCTTCGATTGAACTATGGGATTGTACCACTCTAAAGATGCTTGAGGAGAGGATTTCAACCATCCGTTCTCTCCCGTTTGATTTAACCATTCAGGACTTGTTCTTATTGATTGAGTTTTTTCCCAAAAAGGTTCATACAATCTTTTTATATCTTCTAATTCGTAAATCTTAACGTACGTATTTTCTTTGCTTCTAACTTCCCAGATCAGGTGTTCGTATTCCTTTTGAATGTATATGAACATGTTTACAGGAATCTGTAAGAAATTTTTGAAGTGTTCTATATAGTGACTAAAATCTCTTCCTGGTCTGTTTATATTCCAAAGACCTGTGACAAGCGTGAGTTCTTTATTCTCTACTTGTACTTTGCTTTTTTCTTGTAAAAACTTACTAAGCTGCTCTATTTCTGTTTTAGAGAGCGTATTTACTCTGTCAAGCAAATCTTTCAATTGCGGTTGATTTAATATGAACTGTTGATCTAGTAAACTCATGGCTTTATTTTTCGTTAAAATCGTATATCAATTCGTGAACTCTGTCTTGTGGCAATCCATTAAATCTCTCATAAAATCTAACTAACAAATCTCTATTTGATTCTATGAATTCTTTTCTAGTATTGGCATTTTTAAATCGTTCTTCCCCTAACGCAAATCTGCAACGGAAATAACTATTTTCTGGATGGTACGCATGAGCTATTACGTAGAGTCCATTTATACACATGTCTTCTATTGATAATCCGTAGCGTATCTTCATCATCTGCGCTACCAATCCAAATAACCACTCATCGGTCATCGTCCAGAATCCTTGAAGTAGATCATGAGATTGTATTTCGTAACAGTGTTTTATCATGTCATCCCACATGTAAAAGAATTCCATGAGCATCTCTGTGTCTTGAAACCAAAATCCTCTAGCCCATCCATCTAAAAGCGTATACGGATTGGGTACAGATTTCATGGTTTCTTTATCGTATCCTCTTTTTTCAAATACGTCTCCGTAAGATTCGTACATTCTATTAATATCCGTGTGATGCTGCATCAGGGGTCCGAATATAACATTTCTATCACCGAATTTCTCTATCATCCTATCGACTCCATTTTCAAATTCTCCCCTGAAATTGATCAAACAATCAGTGTTACATAGTATGAATTTTGTAATGTTATTTTTTGCTAACCACGGAAGTATGAATCTGTGATTGTGATCTGGAAATATGTTGCCTTTGGACACCTCGGATAGCAACTTTTCTACATACACTTCATGATCCGCGTCCGTTATATACGCTGTTTTCCAACTAGCGTTTTTAGCAAAATCGTCCATTAAATCCAATGAATTTAGAACGATCAAATTGAAATCAGTCTTTACATCCTTCAGTAACTCTGGTGTGGGTGTCATAACCACGACATTATACTCTTTAGGAATATACTTAAAACTGGTTTCCATGGTTTTGATGAACTGGTAACCCACCGGGTGGAATACAATGTAAAAATCTTTCATTTTATCCTTTTTTAATGTAGTAATCTTCTATGACTAACGCGTCCAATTTTGTGGCTTCTAGTATGATGAAAGCATCTTTAACAGTCGAGAGTATAGGCTTTCCATCGACGTTAAATGAAGTATTTAATAACACTCCCACGCCCGTCAATTTTTCGAAAGCCGTTAATAAATCATAAATCCAAGGGTTTTGATCTCTTGTTACTGTTTGAACTCGAGCTGTTCCGTCTATATGAGTTATTGCGGGAAGTGCTTCTTTCCACTCTTTTCTGACCTTAGGGCAGAAACTCATCCATCTGGACTCTTTATCCCATTCAAAATACTTGTTAACGTCTTCTAACCTCACTATCGGAGCAAAGGGTCTATACCACTCCCTGTGTTTCACTTTTTCATTCAAAACCTCCTTCATATCTGGTATCATGGGATTGCACAGTATGCTTCTGTTTCCTAAAGCTCTTGGACCGTGTTCTGACCTTCCTCTTGCTACGCCGACAATTTTTCCTAATTCTATATCAGCGGCCAGTTTTTCTATATTTACTTTTCTTGTCTTCGTAGGTATTCCTACGCCCTGTACGTGAGAAGCTAAGTTATCCAAATCTAGCAATTGAGTTCCTGAATATGTAGCATCATATGGTTTATTTGGCTTAAGATAATTAAGCATCATGCCCAATGCTATTCCGCAATCATTAGGATCTGGGCCCACATGCACATCGCGAAGAAAGTCCTCAATAAGTCTAGTATTAAGTATGATGTTCAATCCACAACCTCCCGTTATGCACACTGGGAGATTTGGATATTTTTCTAGGTAAGGCTTTGCTATTTCTAAAAAGCTCTCTTCGAACGCAAGCTGATTAGTAGCAGCTAAATTATATGCTAATTCTCCCTCAATTCTATTAGACACGTCAAACGTAACCCCTATATTTTCTCCAAGGACTTTTATTTTTTCTTGATAGTCTTTTCCTTCGGGATTGTCTTTATAAAAGTTCATGAAGTGAGGTAACCAAGTACTTATTGGTGTTCCATAAGAAGCGAGTCCCATAAGTTTTCCTGGGTACACTAGATTTCCTAAACCGAGGTCTTCGTGTTTTATGTCCTTAAGATAGTGAGCTATGACCATGTACGGGAATCCCAAATCATAGTGAATGTGGGGATTATTGTATTTAGGATTTATAACAGCCTCTAACAATTTTGGAGATTCTCCTCTTTTACACGTGTATACACAGAACTTACCATCGTTTCCTCCTCCGTCGAAAGAAAATATCAATGCTTCATCATAAGAAGATTGATAAAAAGATCCGGCAGCGTGAGATAAGTGATGTTTGCTCTCTATATAATTTTTTGCGGGTATAGCCTTTTGTAAATTAAATCTCACATTGTCCATTATCACGTCTGAATTGGAGTAGAAACAGTTTTCAAATTCTGTTATTCCCAACTTCTTCATAATCCATTGCGGGATGTATTCAGCAAAGAATAGAATTTCTGATGTTTTTGGACACATGTATTGCGCGATTCCCGCGTTTTTATAATTTAAGAAGCGCTCTGCTTCCAATACAAGCTTTATTTCTCCTTCAGATTCTACTACGTAAGCAGCGTTGTGTGATCCGTAAAATGCGATGTTTGCCATATTAAATTTCTAGTAAGTTTAAAACGTGTTTTAATCTTGTTTTTGGGTGTAAGTATGTATCGTAGTATTCTCTTGCATTTTTCGATATGAAATTCAAAAATTCTTTGTCTTCTTTGACCTGCATAAATCTCTCTATGTACTTTTCCGTGTATTTCAATCCTCCCAGTCTTTCTTTTTTGATTATATCATCAAGTTGAAGTTTGGGATCCATATCGAATCTATCTATGCTTATGTAGTGGTGATTAGGAATTAGTTTAGGATTCATCTGAGTTATGTATTCGAACTTCATCATGGGCAATCCTATTCCCATGTATTCTACATCTCTAAAACAAACCTCTCCAACCCCTGGAATGGAGACACCAACCTTGTAGTTTATGGCTTCATTGAGGTATATGATGTTGTCTGTTCCTTCGGGACCTACGTAATTCGGATGAACTTTTAAAAGTTTAGCAGAAGTTCTTTGCGCGCCTATATAATTTCCTCTGAAAATGAATTTATCTTCGTATTCTTTTTTCTGTAGTCGCTTTGCATACAACTCGTCTATGTTTATTTTAGAGTCTGCTGGAACATATATAGAATTTTTGAGTTTGAACTTCCAATCATTTTTTTCGTAGTCACGCAATTGAGTACTTGGTATTTGAGTGTATACTATCAGATCGTTCTCATTATTTCTACGAATTATTCTAGACGGGATGTAAGATTCTAAATCAGCGAAACTTATGAGTTTATAAGAATCATTGCCTTCTTCGTATATTAAAAGTTCGCAATCGAGTAGAGGTGCATCTTCAGAATCTATTTGACACAACAGATCTCCATTATCGCTGAATTTCTCGTCTCTAATCCACTTTGCTCCTAAGTTTTCTTGCAAATACGAAGCTAATTCAGACAATAGCGCGTTGTAGCTATTTTTATGGTTATTTACATAGTAAACTATCATACGTTGCTCTCTAAATAATCTATAAATTCTTGAGGTAATTTCTCGTAATTATTTTCTATGTACTTAAGTATTTTTCTACGTCTATTTGTGATTCTATAATTCTCAAAATGTGGAATTCTTTTTCTATCGAATCCCAAAGAAAAACAATTTGTATCATCTTGTATTAAATTTCCTAAAGTGGGAGGACACCAAAAGAAATATCGATGAAATATGTCGATTCCTATGTCATCGTAGTATTTCACATGAAGGTATCTCAATAAAATTTGATCATCTTGACATCCATGTGGAAATCCCATGTGATAATCGTCTTGCATTAAACTAATTACTTCTTTCATTAAATTCAATACATAGTCTTTTTCTCCTATGAAAACTCCCGCATTCAATGCCGCATGAGCGGGATGAGGATGAGGACCAAATCTCTCTTCACTCAATTTCATGTATTTCGGAATGCAATCATCTGATACGGGTGAGAAATATGCGGGCATATCCTCAGGAGGATGAGCTCCCGTGTGGCTAAAATTGCCTTCGTGGTTAAATAGTATTTTGCATTGGTAGTAATCCAACATTTCTTTTGGATTCTCAAGATCCTTTATCAAAAGCGTATCAAACGCATCAGCGTATAAAATGTAATTGGGCAAAGAATCATAATTCTGTTCTATGTATTGTACTATTCCTTGAGGTTTACTTATCCATCTTATGTATTCTGGACAGGTTATGAACTCTATGGGCCGACTGTCGACTAGTTGTTTGGATGTATACTCGTGTAAGGGATTTGCGTATCTGCCTTTTTCATCAATTACTGTGATAACTTGAACGTCATTCGATATTCTTATCTCTTTTTCTAATATGGGAATTTCAAGACTGCACTGATGTACCGTAGTTCCAACTATAAACCTTCCGTGTATAACATTAAAATCATAAAGCTGCTCACAGAGCACCTTTCTAACTTTTTGTTGTTTAGGCGTTAACGTATTCATCTCAATAAGTCTAAATTTATGGTGTTTTTGAATATATTTAAATGCGCTTCCACTGTACAATTTTCTAGATAGTATTTTCTTGCATTTTCAGAGATGAACATCATAAAATCCCTGTCTTTTTTTACTTCTTCGTATCGATCTATATATGCATCCATGAGTTTAGGATAATCGTGCGTCCAATCGCATTTTACCTCTGCATAATGATAATCAGGTATCATAGGAGAATACATTTTCATTTTTATGGGAGGTCTAACCAGGACAGTTCCCAATCCCATTGCAACAGCTGTTCTATCAGAAACGCCCGCTACACAATTCAAATCTATATTTATAGCCGATTGGTTCATCTCTTCAACGAATTTTGTTTCGCTCAATCTTTCACAATAAACATCAAATCTATTATCGTAAATCCACACCCACCGTCTTAAACCGTAAGAGCATGATCTATAATAGGGCTTTTTTAATACGGGTCTTTCACTATTGGACCTATAGCAATTTTCTATAGCCGTGTAAGTCTCTATCATGTAAGGGGCTCTTACTATAGGAAGATAATCGATTGTGTTTATTTCATTGTATGTAGTATCATCAGATTGAGTTCCTGCGTTAGTGAAAAATTGAACACAATAGTCGAAATCAGGAAAGTGGGAAACCCAAGATATAGATCTATCCCAATTAGAAACTAGTATGTACTTATTATTATCTGGGTTCTCTATGAAAAATGATTGGTAAGTTGCTCCATCGTATATAAACTTTACTTTATGTTTATCTTCAGCATTTATTGGTATGAGACCTGGGCTTCTGGGGACTTTTGTTTCGTCTAAATAAGGTTCGAACTTGAAATTTATATCAGGATATTTTTCCGCATAATACTGTAACAATCGGTGGGGTATCATGTTTGTTACACACGATTCCACTCTATGTACGTTATTATCGTATCTAAAGTTTAGTGTCATTGAGGAATAGGATGTTCGTATCTTTCACACCAACCTTTTGTTTTGTGATGTGCCCAATATACAACTCTAGCCGGTTTTTTATCAGCTAAGAAGTATTCTTCGTAGTGAATGTTTCTTCCTTGATTAAACGAGGTTAATCTATAATCATCTATGAATTTGCTGTTTATGGATTTACCGTCTTTATCATCGAAAGCAACTAACACAAACGAGTATTCTTCCTCTTTAAACATCGATCTTTGAACATCTACTAAATAGTAGAAAGATTCCATCATAGATTGTTGCCACAATTCTTCGTCTTCGATCTTAGGATTAGGAGGATAGCCGTTTTCTAGTGTATATTTTTGAACAGCTCTGCGTTTAAAATCTACTCCTGCGTATTTTTCGTAATCTTTAAGGGTTCTCTCTTTTCCTAGATCGTATCCTGTAAGATCTATGCCTGTATCGACTCTAAATAAACAACGTATTTTTTTTCTTGCATACTCTTGTTTATTATACCAGTCCACTCCCAATCTAGCATCATCGTCCCATTTCAATTTTCCAGCGCGTTCTTCTCTCATTGTAGAATGCCAAACTACGATCTTGTGCGGATGGAAGAAATCGTAACCGTGAGTGTAAGATCTCACAGTGAGATTGATCTCTTCACCGCTGAAATAAATATCTGGATCGTGCTTGATCTCTCTTGCCCATTCGCTTCTTGCGAAATCGAAGTGTCCACAGAGGAACCTAGACATCGGTGGTTCTGTCATGTTTTGGTAACCGTGCAGTAAACCCGGACGGATGAATATAGTGCCGTGAGGATAGAAACATACGAACTGAGATTGCCACGGTTCCATGGATCTTCCTGCTGGATCGTTGAACGGATCGTACAACGGAGAATAACCTGCGATGATGGGTTTTTTGTAACCCTTCTTCTCAAGGTCGTTGTGCATCGTTATCAGAGTCTCGTCCCAATCTTGAGCGAATCTGTGATGAGAGTCCAATTGACAAACGTAGTCTTCATCGTCAAGTAGCTTCTCATTGATGATGGATCTCGCCCAGGGAAGTCCTTTTGCTTCCGTATATAGACACTCATAGATCTTAAATCGTTTGTCCGATTTGTATTCTGTCAGATCGTCGAACTTATCGTCGGGATGATACTGACGACATATTCCAAAATGAATTCTTTTTGGGTATTTTGCTTTGTCTAAAGCATCTTTGATTGTTGGAATAAGTTCAGGATCCCTATAAGAAGGGAGATGTAACAATATCGTCTCTAATTTCTTACTCATATTTTATAACGTTTTCTATTCTATCCATCCAACCTTTTGATTCGCTGTGGGGCCAAACTCTCCAACTGTAGGGAAGTTCCGTGCTTTCATACTCTCTCCAAATGTGTATGAATTGATCTTTCATATCTGAATTCATAAAGCCATGTATCTCGTTCTTATCAGCGTCTTGTCGATGTACATCTTTTCCGTCTTTATCTAATAACGCGATAACAAAGGCATCATAATCTTTTTCTAATAAAGATCCGCGATAAATATCCATGCACACTTTGATCTTACTCTTCAATCCAGATTCATAATCTCCAGATATGGGTGCTGGTCTATGCTGTAAAGTCTCTTCGTGTATTTGCCTAGTTTTAAATTTCAACCCAGCGTAGCGTTCGTAATCCTCTAAAGTTCTCTCATTTCCAAAATAGAATTCTCCAAAACTTTTTATCATGCATGGAGTACATTCTCCTTCCATTCCAAAAAGCTTTCTGAAACGCGCATAGGAATTTTTATCAAGATCGTTATAAGTATTATGATCGTCCCAATGTTTCTTTTTTCCTTCCCTGGTGTATTCGTGCCAAACGTATATTCTGTGCGGATTAAATATGTCGTATCCATGAGTATAAGCTCTCGCGGCTAATGAAGTTTCTTCACCGTGAAAATACAAATTAGGATCGTAAGGAACTTCCTTAGCAAACTGTCCAAGTGTAAATATGAAATGAGCAGATAAGAATCTGGATCTCACGGGTTCCTTCATGTCTCTCCAACCATCCAATCCCTGAGGTCTTAGAAATACTGCGCCTTCAGGTAAAAATCTATCTATGTTTAAAAACCAAACTTCTTGAGTTCTGTCTGCAGGATCTTTTTCAGGGAAGTAAGAGGGCAGATAAGTCGAAAGTATGGGTTTTTTGTAGCATTGGGTTTGCAGATAAGCTATCATGTCCTTCAATTTAGAATCCCAACCTTGCACAAATCTGTGGTGGGAATCCAATTGCATATAGTACTCTTCGTCCTTATACAGCGATCCTATTTTATTCCTAGCCCAACAAACACCTCTAGATTCTTTGTGATCCATGTCCAGTATCCTGAACCTTTTATCTTTTTTGAATTCGTCTAGATTGTCCCACTCGTCCTCTTTGGCGTGTTGCCAACATATACCAAACACCAAATTATCGGGTTGATCTGCCGTTGAGATGCAGTCTTTTAGCGTAGGAAGTAATTCGGGATCTCTATACGATGCTATCGAAACAAATATCTTTGCCATAAACTAGTTTTGTCGAAACGATCATTTACTATAAATATACACTTTTTTGGTCGTGATAATAATTATTGTTTACAGTGAAGCTTATTTTTGTGCATTTATATACAAGTTGTAGAATTATTACCCATAGTAACCGTAACATCTGCTCCATAAGCAATAGTGCTAGCGTTGTCAGTAACCTTTAAACGCCAAACAGCTGACGTAGTATTACCTGTAGTAATGGCACAATCGAATGTAACACCGTTAACTGTAAAGTTTGTAGTAGCCGATGTACTCGCTGTCGGTTGTATAGTACTATCTCCACTAACTAATTCCCACAAATATGTGTAAGGACTGGTTCCTCCAGTTGCCGTGCCTGTGACAGAAACGGTGTTAGCAGGAACACACGTTGTTGTGCTCGTACAGAATCTAGAGACGGATGTATTATTCATAGATACACTCAAAGGAGCCGACACGGACGTAGAAGGAGTCAGACTTATGGTTCTTGTTACGGTTATCGTAGGAGTGACGGTAATCGTTGGTGTAAGGCTTATTGTACTTGTTACGGTTATCGTAGGAGTCAGACTTATAGTTTTTGTTACAGTTATCGTAGGAGTGACGCTAATTGTGGGAGTAGCTGTTACACTTATTGTCCTAGTGGGAGTTTGACTTATTGTTGAAGTTACACTAATGGTCTGAGTCAGACTTATTGTTCTTGTTACGGTTATCGTAGGCGTTACAGTTATCGTTGGAGTCAGACTTATGGTTTTTGTTACTGTTATCGTAGGCGTTACAGTTATTGTAGGTGTTACGCTTATAGTGGCAGTGTTAGTTATGCTTATGGTAGGAGTTACAGTTATAGTAGGAGTTACAGTTATAGTAGGAGTTATACTAATGGTAGGAGTCAAGCTTATTGTAGGGGTCTGACTTATTGTGGATGTAACGGTTATTGTAGGCGTTACAGTTATTGTAGGAGTCAAACTCTTTGTAGGAGTCAAGCTTATTGTAGGAGTCACACTTATAGTCGCAGTGTTAGTTATACTAATAGTTGGAGTGACAGTAATTGTAGGCGTTACGCTTATGGTAGGAGTCTGACTTATTGTGGCTGTTACGCTGATCGTAGAAGTGACAGTGATTGTAGGCGTTACAGTTATCGTAGGTGTTACAGTAATTGTGGGAGTTAAACTTATAGTCGCTGTTTGACTTATCGTAGACGTAACACTAATAGTTGGAGTGTTGGTTATGCTAATTGTCGGAGTTACACTTATAGTAGGAGTCAAACTATTTGTAGGAGTCAAGCTTATGGTAGCAGTCTGACTTATTGTGGATGTGACGCTTATGGTAGGAGTCACGGTTATCGTAGGAGTCACACTAATGGTCGCAGTTCTACTTGGCGTAACGCTTATAGTAGGAGTAACTGTGATAGTGGGAGTCAAACTAATAGTGGGAGTTAAGCTTATTGTAGGAGTCAAACTGATGGTAACGGTAACTGTTATGGTGGGAGTTACACTTATGCTCGATGTAACACTGATTGTAGGAGTAACTGTTATCGTAGGAGTTAAGCTTATAGTTGCAGTTCTGCTTGGTGTAACACTGATGGTTGGAGTCACTGTTATCGTAGGAGTTAAGCTAATGGTCGAAGTGATGCTTATGGTCGGAGTTACGCTAATGGTCGAGGTGACGCTTATGGTCGGAGTTACGCTTATGGTATTAGTCGGAGTTACGCTTATTGTAGGTGTATTAGTTACGGTAATAGTTGGAGTTACACTTATTGTTGATGTAACACTTATTGTAGGCGTTAAGCTTATTGTCGGGGTTACACTTATTGTAGGTGTATTAGTTACCGTAATTGTCGGGGTTACACTAATTGTGCGAGTTACTGTTATTGTTGGAGTTACACTGATCGTGGGAGTAACGCTAATCGTAGGAGTAACAGTAATCGTAGGTGTAACGCTTATCGTTGCCGTAGCAGTTTGACTTATAGTTGCGGTGACAGATATCGTCCTCGTAGTTGTTACAGTAGGAGTTACGCTTATAGTTGGAGTTCTTGATATTGTAGCTGTTGTGCTGATAGATGGCGTTACTGTAGGCGTAGGAGGGGGTACGACTTTCAAATTCAATGCCACAAATGCTATATCATCGCTAGCAGCAGTGTATCCTATTGTAAAGTTAGATGTAGAGGAGGACGTTTGTCTATCTACGCGCACCACTTCTTGTCCAAGGTCTGAGCTTTGAACGGTTGACATGCCAGATAGAGGTGCCAAGTCAGTGACGTTAGGTAATCCTGAGAACACTCCGCAGAACGCTAAGCAGTCATCTCCGCCTGTCGTTAGAGCTGCTTGTGGGTTAGCCCGATCTTCAGACAATGAAGCACTTGATTGCACTACAACATCAAAATTGTTAGTCGTATACACTGTAGTGGCTACAAACCAATAATCGTCGGTAGTGGCTGTACTAAAATCTACAGTTACAGATTGAGTACCTGTGGGAATCCCAGATCCCAAAAACCAAACAGTTGTAAATGCTGGTTCTGTTGCAGTATCCCTAGCACCAGTAACAAAGGTCATGGATTGTCCACCGTAAGTGACTCCGACTATGTTATCAGTTGCATTCGTGTAGTTGATGGCGAATAGTAATACTCCATTGGGATTCGTTACTGGGGTGTGGTTAAATGAGAATGGGTCTGTGGTAGCTGTTCTAGTAGACTGCGTTGATGCATCAAATACGACTTGCGCAGTCGGAGGAGTAGTAGAGGGAGTAGTACTAATTGTAGCGGTTTGACTTATAGTAGGTGTGGCGGTTACGCTGATCGTAGGAGTTACGCTTATAGTCGGCGTTACGCTTATAGTCGGAGTTACGCTTATCGTAGGTGTAAATGTTATAGTTGGAGTTTCGCTTATGGTAGGAGTTGGTGTGAGACTGACGGTTGCTGTTTCACTTATAGTCGGTGTTACCGATATTGTAGCAGTTTGGCTTATACTTGGAGTCTGGCTTATTGTGGAGGTAACCGTTATGGTCGGAGTTACACTTATTGTCGGTGTTGATGTAATGCTAATAGTAGGAGTTACGCTAATCGTCGAAGTAACGCTGATCGTAGGAGTTACGGTAATAGTAGGAGTCTGACTTATTGTTGGCGTTGATGTAACGCTGATAGTGGGAGTGACGCTAATTGTTGCAGTAACGCTGATCGTAGGAGTTACACTAATAGTAGCGGTGTTAGTTACACTTATAGTAGGAGTTACGCTGATTGTCGATGTGACACTTATTGTTGGCGTAACGCTTATGGTAGGGGTTTGACTTATTGTAGCCGTTCTAGTAACACTGATAGTGGGTGTTACAGTAATTGTTGGAGTTTGACTTACAGTGGAAGTAACGCTTATGGTAGGAGTCTGACTTATCGTTGCAGTGTTTGTTATACTGATTGTAGGAGTAACACTAATTGTCGAGGTAACACTGATTGTGGGGGTAACACTAATCGTAGGAGTAACGCTAATAGTGGCAGTTGTAGTAACACTTATTGTAGGAGTAATGCTGATTGTAGGTGTTTGACTTATAGTAGAAGTTACACTAATGGTAGGAGTTACGCTTATAGTGGCAGTTCTAGTAACGCTTATGGTAGGAGTTGCGCTAATTGTGGGTGTTTGACTTATAGTAGAAGTGACACTTACGGTAGGAGTCTGACTTATTGTGGAGGTGTTCGTTATGCTAATTGTGGGAGTTACGCTTATTGTAAAGGTTACGCTAATCGTAGGAGTGACACTGATCGTGGGAGTTACGCTTATAGTGGCGGTTCTAGTCAGACTGATTGTCGGTGTAACACTTATTGTAGGAGTGACGCTGATTGTCGAAGTTACACTTATAGTTGGCGTTACACTTATTGTAGGAGTAGCAGTTTGACTTATAGTTGAGGTTACACTAATCGTAGGAGTCTGGCTTATCGTAGTGGTTACACTTATAGTAGCTGTAACACTAATGGTCGGAGTAGAGGTTACACTAGTGGTAGGAGTCACACTGATTGTCGAAGTTACGCTTATAGTAGGAGTGACGGTAATTGTTGGAGTCTGACTTATTGTGGCAGTTGCCGTTATACTGATTGTGGGAGTTGTACTGATTGTAGAAGTTACACTTATAGTTGGCGTAACACTTATTGTAGAAGTAACGCTTATTGTAGGAGTTGAAGTTTGACTTATAGTCGGAGTTACACTTATCGTAGAAGTTTGACTTACAGTAGGAGTTACACTTATTGTAGAAGTAACGCTTATGGTAGGAGTAGAAGTTACACTAATAGTTGGAGTCTGACTTATGGTCGCGGTGACACTGATTGTAGATGTAACGGTGATGGTGGGCGTTTGACTTATTGTAGCCGTTCTAGTAACGCTTATTGTAGGAGTGACGCTGATTGTCGAAGTTACACTAATGGTAGGCGTCTGACTTATAGTTGCAGTGACACTAGTGGTGGGAGTAACTGTAATTGTAGGAGTTGCTGTCAAGCTTATCGTTGGTGTAACGCTTATAGTTGCAGTGACACTAATGGTAGGAGTCCGACTTACGGTTGAAGTTACGCTGATTGTGGGAGTTACGCTTATTGTCGGAGTGGATGTGATGCTTATAGTAGGAGTAATGCTTTGAGTTGGAGTTTGAGTAAGTCCAGGCGAACTTGTATTGCTTGGTGTAATGCTAATTGTGGGCGTAACGCTTATTGTCGAAGTCACACTAATCGTAGGAGTCGCTGTAACGCTTATTGTAGCAGTTCTAGTTATACTGATAGTCGGAGTTTGACTTATTGTGGATGTAACAGTTATAGTTGGTGTTAAACTTATAGTCGCCGTTAAACTTGTCGTTTTAGTTACGGTGATAGTGGGAGTAAGGCTAATAGTCGAAGTTACGCTTATAGTCTTAGTTACAGTGATAGTAGGAGTAACGCTGATTGTCGGGGTCGCCGTTACACTTATGGTAGGAGTTGCTGTGACGCTTATTGTAGAAGTAACTGTGATAGTGGGCGTTACGCTGATTGTAGGAGTAGCTGTTACGCTTATTGTAGCTGTCTTTGTTATGCTTATCGTTGGAGTGACACTAATAGTGGATGTAACACTGATAGTAGGCGTAACGGTTATTGTAGGAGTAGATGTAAGACCAATAGTGGGAGTTCTACTTATAGTAACAGATACTGTTGGAGTCGGCGTAGGAGAGTTATTGGGTGTGTAATTGTACCATTCGCTGAAATAGTGGGGCGCAGTTTGGTTTAAACTACCGCTCTGTCCTCCCAACCAAAATAAGGATCCCTCTATGGGAACCAATCCACCCGCCAATAACGATACTGGAGCGTTGGGTATCCTACCCAGCTCCGTATTCATCATACTCATCGATATTGGACCTGAAGCGGGTATAGGCATGATTACTTCCCTTTCTTCAGTTCGTCTATCTCTTTCTTAAGGTCTTTTATCGCTTCTATTAGTAGTGCTACTATCTTATCGTACTTTACGGCTTTGTAACCGCTGTTCCTAGTCCTTACTAATTCTGGGACGACCTCCTCGATCTCTTGAGCTATCACTCCGACATCGTGACCCTGGTACCCGTGATTCACCGGATCGGGTATCCAATCGAATTCAACACCGTTTATTTTTTGCACCTTTTCAAGCGCATTCTCTATGGGAGTTATGTTCGTTTTGAATCTTTTATCAGAGCTATTGAAAGCCACTATATCGTTCGATGCGTCCAATCTGCCTATCGTGGCAGATGGTTGTATGTCCCCTATAGAAAGAGAGGAACTAACAGATAGGGATCCCGTTATTACGGAATTGCTTCTTGCTATTATGCCATTCCTGGCTATGAATTCGTTTGCCATGCGTTTTTACTTTTTTCACTTTCCAAAAGTAAACAACCTTTTATCAATACTCTTCGTCGTCTATCCAAGGAATAAATATCGGTTGGGTATCAAGTGTCGTATAATATATTTCTACGTAACCCTGTCTTCCAGCTCCTCCTCCTTTTGCACCGCCGGCGGATCTAGATCCTCCTCCGCCGCCACCTCCGTAAACAGCGAAAGAGGCTGAAGTAGACGCAGCGGCACCGCCGGCGGCGTTTGATGCACCCCTACCACCGTTTCCTCCGAAGAGTATGCTACCAGAACCTTCCAAGCTACCAGTTCCACGCGTTCCGAATCCAAACGTTCCAGCGCCTCCACCTCCACCAGATCCGGTTGTAGCAGTAGAGCCTACGGATCCTGATCCTCCGTTAAAAGCGAATCCGTTGACACCTGCGCTGCCTGTCGAACACAACGTAGCCGCGCCTCCGGGCCCACCTATACCAGTGGCTCCTCCACCTCCTCCATCACCGAAATCAGCTCTTACGAAGATGTTAGAATCTGCCGAAGAAGTAACATAGGAATATCCAGCGTTACCTCCTGCGGTATCTGAAGCGGGACCCGCCGTTCCTGCAGCGCCTACAACTATGGATAGTGTTTGTCCAGGAAAAACATTTAACGCGCCGGAAACAAACGCTCCTCCGCCTCCACCTCCGGCTGTTCCGTTAGTGTTGGTTTTTCCCCCGCCTCCGCCTCCACCTGCCCAAGCTCTAACTTGAACGTAATCTACTCCAGAAGGTATTCTAAAGGACGATGTTCCAACGGTGCTAAACGATTGCGAAACTAAAGCCATCTGATTACCTCTTTATAAAGTCTACCTGTACAGAAACCTGTTGCTGAAGAGCGCCTGAGATTATGACCTCTAGCCCATCTCCTGCGGAATAAGTGGTGTTTTGAACAGTTCCACCCGAAGTCCAAATGTTGTTGTTGCTAACTGTCAAGTTAGTAGCTAAGTGTAGGGAAGCGCCGGAACCGCTTCGTCTTGCGTTTATTTGTGGGTTCGTACTACCGGATTTGAAAGCCCATATACCGACGACTGTTGCGGGGAATGGTGCTCTCCACACGTGGTAAGATCCTGTTACGGTGAAAGTATTCGTTAGATCTGCTATCGTACAGCCTTTAGAGAACACTCCGTAACCTCCGGAACCCGATACTATCAACGATCCGGTTATGGAAGCATCGCCGATGATGACCAGTTCCCTTTCAGAAGAAACTCCTGAACTTGTGATCATGAAGGATCCTGTGTACCTCGTGTTCCCTACGCCTCTAAGAATGTCTGTATTGCCAAAAGACGCAGATGCATAGATACTTCCAGTGATTTCCACCGTTCCTATCGCATCTATAACTGGTTTATTAAGCGATGAACCTGTAAAATAAAAAGTTCCTGATAAAGCCGCGTTACCCTTAACTTCTAAATCTATGTCGTGGGATCCGGATATAAATAGAGTACCGCTGATCATAGCGTTTCCGTTCACGTCCAATGTGGCGTTCAATGAGGAAGACTTCTGTATACCGACTCTACTACCTGAAATAGTAACGTCTGGTGTTCCTGTTGAGTTAGCGAATAAGTGTAGGGATTGGGAAGTCAACGAGGGTTGATAATAACCAGTGGAATTTCCTACGAATAGATCTCCTCCGGTGTTAAATACGTAAGCGTCGTTAGGTTTTCCAAAAGTATAGTTCGGATCAATTCCCGATCCGTTTATACCCATGTCTACGTAGTATTGGTTCTTATTTCCTTGATCGTTGTAAGCCGTAAAATCGGAAGACGCACTTATTCCTGTATTTGTATTTTGTACAAAAATTTCTACGTAAGTATTCGTGTTTCCTATCACCTCTATGCCTAAAGATCCGGAAGCTTGACTTCTGAACGATCCTGTCAAACCTAAACTTCCAGTTATCTGAGCTGATCCTGTGTAAGGGAATGACGCTGCGGTTGAAGCATTGAGAGCGTATGACGCCGTTATGGCGTGAGAAGAGGTGGTGGCGAAAGAGGAAGATCCAAGTAAACTACCAGTGATGCTAGAAGCGGATACGAAGGACGCCGTAACTGAAATTACATTGAAACCATCGTTTCCTGATATCGATCCCGTCACTATCAAAGATCCTGATACGGATGAGGATCCTGTGACGTCCAAACTTCCTGTAATTCTTGCAGAGCCGCTGTAAGGGAAAGCAGCTCCAGCGCCTCCCGGTATATTTATAGTGGCAACTCCTCCTCCCGCATTTGTTGCTGTGACACCCTCACCAGTAAAGTTCAACGTTCCTACAGAGAACGCTGTTCCTCCTTCGTCTTGCACATTCACGTTAGAAGATCCTCCGATTACGTAACTCGCTGTTACGGCGTGGGAAGATGTTACCGAGTAAGAAGACGTGGTAGAGTATGAAGCACTTACAGAATACGATGAACTTATAGAATAAGAAGAAGTTGTGGAATAAGAAGAGCTAACGGAATAAGACGATGTGGTAGCATAGGACGCTGAGGTTGGTTGTCCATTTACCCAGTTTCCTGAGCTATATATTAATGCCTCTCCGTTTACTGCTCCAGTTATAACTACATCTCCCAAATCGTTAAGATTTGTCACGGTTGCGCCTCCTCCTCCTGAAGAACCTGCGGTATTTCTAAACAAGCCTGCGTTTATTATTCTACTTGTATTTGTATCTTGTAGACTTGTCGCTGTACCTTCCATTATCACGTAACCTATGAAAGGAAGCGTGACTATAGATGTTTGAGATTCAGAAAAGTCTTCAGTAGTTACACTGTTTAGCGCATTAGTTAGACTCGTATATTTATTCTGCCCGTAATAAACGTAAGTGACGCTGTTTACTACGCCTTGAAAAATTCTTTGTATAGTAAACTCTCCTGATCCTACGCTTTGTAGAGTTCCGCTTCCATCATCGTATTTTGTAGGATCCAAACCTCTAAAGGGCGCGCCTCCAGCTCCAACTGAAGCTTTGTATCCTCCTACCACAGCGGGATCTCTATATACACGCACAAAACTAGCTGTTGGAATAGCAGTAGAATCGTAAGTAGAAGGCGTTTCTGGATTTTGTGAATAGAACCCTCCGAATCTGTATGATTTTCCTGCCGCTATACTAGCGCTAAGGCTATTTTCTATAGGTGTTATATTGAATCCATTTACTTTCAATGGACCGAAAGCTCTCACAAATTCCGCAGACTGTTGAGTTTGACCATACGCGGTCACTCTAAGATCTCCGTAAGACGCTATGCTCTTTGTTGTTAAACTGAATATGGCGCCTAGAGGAAAGACCTCGTGGTATTGAGCGGTCGCGAAAGTAGTAGTTTGATATTGTAATTGACCAACAGAGTCTATGTAGAGATAGTGTATTTGAGATCCCGTTACTTGATCTTTAAAAGATTGCGTTATGGGTCCGAAATTAACTGTTGTAGGAACCGTTTCTCCCTTTGCGTTAGTAGCAGCGTTGTGATTTATCAATAAACCAACTCCAGGAGTTATTCTTACTTCTGTAGCGTTAGGTGGATCGTCCATTCCTGCGCTACCAGTGAAAGTTACTATGCCTCCGTATATTATTCCAGTATCTACCGCTTGTTGTATCCAGTCTTGATTCCACAGATTTCCTGAATTCCTATAATATAAGTCTTTTTGTCCTGAATACTGAGACGCTGATGTAAAGAAGTACGTTACATCTGCTTTGCTCCCGGCTAAATCAGGATCTGTAGTAGCGTGGAGAACTAGAGATCCGCTCAGCGATAAAGCACCTGTTATTTGTGCGTTACTTCCGCTGTACGGAAACGCATTAATCGCGTAAGAAGACGTTGTGGAGTAAGACGCGCTTGTTGCAAATGACGACGATAATCCGTAAGAAGAACTTATGGAATAACTCGATGTCACCGAATAAGAAGACGTTATCGCGTAAGACGAACTTATCGAATTAGATGATGTTATTGCATTCGAAGAAGTTATCGCATAAGACGCACTTAATGCGTAAGAGGAACTCACAGCGTTAGACGATGATATCGCGTATGATGCTGTCAAAGCGTAAGACGCTGAAAGCGCTGGATTGGTTGATGTGTGTATAGATCCTGATACGTAGGACGCTGTTCCAAATAAACTACCTGTAAAGGATAACGCTCTTATAGAACCAGAGGCCGCTACTAAACTTCCTGATGTAGTTAATACTATGGAATTGGATACAAACAGAGATCCTGTTATGTGTTGATCTCCCAATATGATCAATTCTTGTTGCGCCGATCCACTTATTGTTACTGATCCTGTTATAGAAAGATTCTGATTGAGGTTATTTACAAATGACGAGGTTATCGCGTAAGATGCACTTATAGAATTAGAAGACGATATTGCATAAGAAGCACTTATGGCATTAGACGATGATATAGCGTAAGATGCACTTATAGAATTAGAAGAAGATATAGCGTAAGAGGCGCTTATGGTACTAGACGATGATACCGCGTAAGAAGCGCTTAAAGCGTAAGACGAACTCAGAGCATAAGACGAACTCAGAGCATTGGATGAACTCACTGAGAACGACGCGCTTAAGGCGTAAGAAGACGATATGTTCACAGACGAACTAGCTGCCCAACTAGAAGTACCGAACATTGATCCCGTTACCAAAGCTCGAGATCCCGTTACTATTAACGGAAACACTGTCGCATCGTTTCCTGCAAATAGTTTAACATTTGCGTTTTGTCCACGAGTAATGTTTCCAATTATCAAATTAGAACCCGTATTGTATAGATAAGCTTCGTTGGGAGAACCCAAAAATCCAGCGTAAGCACTACTATTTATTCCAAGATCTACGTAATTTCCCAACTCGTCGCCAGTGTCGTTTGTGGCAACTATGTCTGAAGAAGCAGCGTTTCCAGCAAAAGTGTTTTGGATGTTTAGTTGAGTGTAATTGTCTATGTCGACTCTTCCACTTATGACGTTGATGCCTGATCCAGAGACTAGTAAAGTTTCTGGGTTTGTGGGATCGAAGTTTTGTACACCACCTATTGCGACGCTCGGTGTTGTAGGATCCTCGTATATGGAACTTGTTGTTAGCGTATTCGAAGATTCCCAACGCGCTATATAATTTTGTTCCCCACCGCTTAATCCGCCTGCGTTAACTACATTAGTAGCCCACGATGCCGTGCCATACATAGATCCAGTGAAATCTACTGGGGATTGAAACTCTATGCTTCCTGTTAATTTAGGGTCAAATATCTTCATATTATAGTGCCCTTACGAATGTTTTTATGTTCCAATTGTTGCTATTTGCGGTAACTTTTAATTGCGCGGTATCTCCGTTTATGTCTACAATAAATATGACCCCTGCAGTGTTTCCAATATCGTCTGTAGAGTTATCATTATATTTCACAGTTCCTATATTATCCCAAACTGACATTACTGTACCCGCTCTGAAGTTAATTCCATCATTCAATATGTAATCGAAAAATGCTGATTGATAGGATCCGGTATAAACTGTTGCCACTATTTCTGTTCCTATATCTGCGTCAGGATTTGTCTGCGTACTTAAGGTGGTTCCGTTGACCGTTAAAGTATTTGCGTAAGACGAGGTCGACGCGGTTCCTCCGACTGTAGCTACGGCGATTCCGGATGCGGCGACTGTAAAGTACAGTTTTAAATTATTGCTATCTATAGTTTCAATCCTGCCTGGGATTAGAGCATCGCCCAGTGAATCATAGACATTTATGACAGGGTATCTTTCTCCTAAATTGTGGGTGAATGACCAAGTATTAGCCGTTGTGGATTGAATAAGTTTTCTTGTGCTTCCGAAAGGCAGATTTGTTAATCCGCTTCCGTCTCCGTACAAAGTGCCGCTTACATACAAAGATCCTGTTACCGTTAAACTACCACTTATTATAGCCGAACCTGTGTAAGGAAAAGAGTTTCCTCCTCCGCCTCCTGCGTTAAGCGCGTAAGACGCGGTTACAGCATACGAGGAAGATAGAGCCAGGTTATTTGAATCGAATATAGACCCTGTTACATACGAAGACGTAAAAGCATAAGAAGCTGTTCTTGCGTATGAAGCTGACGTAACTGAGCTAGTTATAAAATAAGAGGCTGTTTCTGCTAACGAAGCGCTTCTAGCATAGGACGCTGATGTGACGGAAGACGTTATAAAGTATGACGCGGTCTCTGCCAGTGATGAGCTTCTTGCATAAGAAGCACTTGTGACAGAGCTTGTAATAAAATATGATGCGGTCTCAGCCAAAGAAGAGCTTCTTGCATACGACGCACTAGTCACTGAGCTAGTAATGAAATAGGACGCAGTTTCCGCCAGTGAAGCGCTTCTCGCATATGATGCGCTTGTGACCGATGAAGTGATAAAGTAAGACGCAGTTTCAGCTAAAGACGCGCTTCTAGCGTATGACGCTGACGTCACTGAGCTTGTAATAAAGTACGAAGCTGTTTCTGCTAACGAAGAACTTCTTGCGTAAGAAGCCGAAGTTACAGAACTAGTTATGAAATATGATGCAGTCTCTGCCAAAGACGCGCTTCTTGCGTAAGATGCGCTTGTCACAGAAGACGTTATGAAGTAAGAAGCCGTTTCTGCAAGAGACGCGCTTCTCGCGTATGATGCTGAGGTAACTGAGCTTGTTATAAAGTATGACGCGGTCTGTGCTAATGACGCGCTTCTTGCGTAAGAGGCGCTAGTTACTGAACTGGTAATGAAATAAGACGCGGTTTCTGCCAAAGACGCACTTCTTGCGTAAGAGGCCGAAGTTACTGATGAAGTTATGAAGTAAGAAGCGGTTTCTGCAAGAGACGAGCTCCTTGCGTAAGACGCGCTAGTTACTGAACTAGTAATAAAATACGATGCGGTCTCAGCCAAGGAAGAGCTTCTTGCATACGATGCGCTAGTAACAGAAGACGTTATGAAGTAAGAAGCGGTTTCTGCAAGAGACGAGCTCCTTGCGTAAGACGCAGAGGTTACAGACGAAGTGATAAAATAAGAAGCCGTCTCAGCTAGTGATGCACTTCTTGCATACGATGCGCTAGTAACAGAGCTCGTAATGAAATAAGAAGCGGTCTCTGCCAAAGATGAACTTCTTGCGTATGAAGCAGATGTTACAGAACTAGTTATAAAATACGATGCAGTCTCGGCTAGTGACGCGCTTCTTGCATACGATGCGCTAGTTACTGAACTAGTAATAAAATAAGACGCGGTTTCTGCCAAAGACGCACTTCTTGCGTAAGAGGCCGAAGTTACTGATGAAGTTATGAAGTAAGAAGCGGTTTCTGCTAAAGAAGAACTTCTTGCGTAAGAAGCCGAGGTAACCGAGCTTGTTATAAAATAGGAGGCTGTTTCAGCAAGAGACGAACTTCTTGCATAAGACGCACTAGTTACTGAGCTTGTTATAAAGTAAGAGGCCGTGAGAGCGTTCACTACATAAGAAGCTGTGGCCGCATAAGAAGCACTAGTAGCAAAGCTCGAAGTTCCTATTATCCCCGAACCTGATATAGAGAAACTTCCGGTCAATCCGTAGGACCCTGTGAGTTGTCTGCTATTTATCCAAACGCTGCCGCTTCTGACGAATAGGTCTCCTGAACTTGTGTTGGCTAGAATGACATCGTGAAGTTCGTCTGTCTCGTATCCGTTGTCTACCTTTATCTGAAGTTTACCGTCAGTGGATTGTACTATGACTTGTCCAAGTCTGACTCCGTTTCTAGGAGCTATGGGTCTTTGGTCTGTGTATTGACCAGATGACGAGAGATAGAGCAGGGTTCCCGGTACGTAGCCGTTCGTGTTTATTCCAGTTATCTCACCCTGTATTACTGCGTAACCGCTGTTGTTTGGGTTTATGGTCTGTGCGATCATGCCTATCGTATAGGCAGAGCTTGTCTCGTCGTCCCAACTTGCCGTTCCGAATGTAGCGAATTGACCAGAGTTTCCGCTTATGTATACAACCATTCCAGGAGTCAACGCGTAACTGTTAGTATTCTTTCCTCGAAGAACGTTCACGTGACCCACTTGGATCATGAAATTATTGACTTCCGTGTCGACCTCTAGTGTTTTTCTGTCTACGTTCCAGTGTACTCTACCTTCGTTATGAGGAGGAACTGGTTGCGGATCAACTGTAAAATCGATCCAATCTACAGTGGATATGTGGGATTGTGTAAGAAATAGGGATCCTGTGATCCCCAAGCTTCCAGTTATTTGAGCAGAACCTGTGTAGGGGAATACTTCTGCTACACCAGCATTAAGCGCGTAAGACGCTGTAAAAGAATAAGAGGAAGTTGTGGCATATGATGCAGATCCTAACAAAGATCCTGTAAAAGATCCGGTGAATGAACCCGTGAATTGCCCGCTTCCTATTATCGATCCTGAGAAGGATCCTGTGAATTGTCCTGTGTTAGAAGATACTCCCCCTATCTGTATGATTTCTTCTCCGTACAGACCGGATTTTTTCATGAAAGCCAAACCGTCGTATGTGTTGAGCGCTATCTCTCCAAAATCAATGTCATTGACTGTTGGAATCTTACCCGGCACCGAACTACGGCGCAGTTTTAAGTACTGGTTTGACATATGTCAGCGCTCAATTAGTATGTACTAAAATACAACGGCTATATAGCCACCTATAAATATGAAACACTTGGGGATAACCGAATTAGTATTCTCCGAGATCTACGGTGTAGAAGCTTCCAGAATCTCCGAAAGTATTTACTCCGTCTATAGTCAGGGAACCACTCGTAACGTTATCGACTTTTACGTACACAGATCCTGTGATGACAAAATCAGGTTCTGAGGATGTATTGCTACCGCTCAACATGAGCTTATTTTCAGTAGCATCGTACTGTAAATTGGATAGTAGTTGTTTTATCTTTAATCTTGCCATAATTTAAGTCCATTTTCCCACGGCGATGACTTCGTCCGTGGATTCCAATCTGTAACCCAATCCCCCAGAATTCTCAAATATGTTAAACACAAGGTCTACGTAACCTGAATTTTGTAACAAAGTGATTTGAGAAGAAGGAACGTATTGACCGTTTATGAATACAGTGAAACTGTCTATAGATGTCTGTGGTAATCCTGAATCTACAGGCGCTTGTAAAACTGTGGCACCTGTGAATCTAGCTATGTGTGGAGCTGGTATTGATGTCGCTTTCTTGGTCACGTTCGCGTTCACATAGGTGAGTATATCTATAGCCGTCGACACATTATTGGTTATGTTGTAATTTCTAGAATCGGTGGCGAGTATGGATCCTAGAGGTTTTGCAGCGGAGGACCTTCTAGAAACCTCTTGTTTTTCTATGGGACTATCGCTTGCTTCCATACCGAATACTACTTTAGACAAACCGAAAGCTTTGTTAGCGTTAGCCATACTTTTGTTTATCGAATCGGGTATAAGGTACGCGTTTACTGTTATGCTGAAGGTAGTTTTAACGTATCTGTTGTCTCCCTGGGTGTACTCTGTCGCGTCAGAGAATGAATCTATTATGACATAGAATTGGAATCGATCGGGATCACCCCAGTAACTCCTGGATGCGAAATTTATCGCCTCTACAAGGTCATTCATTTGCTCTATGAACAGAGTCCACATGGAACAAGAATAAGTCACCGTGACGTAATTAGGGGTCACCGAAACTTTATATTCCCTTTGGGGGAATCTGTTAGTAAGCACCCTAAAATTGCTGTAAAAATTCTTTTCGGAATAGGTCTTTGGAAAATACTGGAGATTTTGTACCTTGTTTCCGTCCAATTTATTCCCTAAATTATTGTTTTGGGCTACACCGTCCCTTTTGTACATTATGAGAGGCGCCATTAACTGACCCTCTTTATCTCTGTAGTAACCGTCTAACTGCACGCTTTTCCAGTTCTCTTGATTTCCGTAAACTACGGGTACTACTATTGAACTGCCGTTTTGTACTACGCTCAATTTTAACACATTGTTAAAATAGTGCATTATGGCTTCATCGACGTCCTTTAAACCTATGTGGAAATCCTTGTCCGAAGATTTCTCTGAAGCTATTTGTTCAGACCTTTTTACCTCTGGCATGCCCGTTTTTTTGGGCTCTGTGTAGACTTGATTGGGATTTTGGTAGTTCGCAAGCTCGTACGGTTCATTGAGCTTGCTCATGAATTCCCTGGTTTTTTTAGGTCTTGTTTTCTGTGCCATTACAATCTAACTTGTTTTATTCCTAAACTTTCAGGATTTGTTAAGTGAGTTTGTAAAATTATAGAATAAGAACTTCCAAAATTTTCCAATCCGTCTTCGTATACATATTGGTTATCTTTTCCCACTATGTATTCGTTCTCATTAACGTTATCTACTTCAAAGAAGTCGTCTAAGTGCATTATGACGTCTCCAACTTCTGGAAGTATGTTTGCTTGTTCTAAGTGGTATTTTAAAAATCTGAATTCGTTCGTTCTCTTTGATGTTGGACCAAAATCGACTCTGTCTGTGGTCATGTCTCCTATTACCACCAAACAATTTATCAACACAGGACCTATGAAATACTTTTGAGACGCTTCGCCGTATATGTTTACTTTGGTGTCGCTGAGTTTGTGTTTATAGTATCCACAGTTTTGAGAAACGATATTTTCTAAGAGCTCCCTAGAAATCCCTCTAAAAGTAGATATATCTCTTGTAGATCCAAATAGTGCCATTTATCCTATGTATATTACTAGTGGTATATTCACTAACGTATCGTTTAAAGCCTGATTTTCTGTTTGCTTTCTTTCTAATTGTGCCTTTCTACTCATATCTTCAAAATCTGTTCTCAATTTTTCTCTTAGAGCATTTTGAGCTTCACGGCCTCTAGAGACTAGATCTTGACCGTTCAGCGATACTTCAGCTCCAGGTATTGGAACTTGTTGATATTTACCTCTTATCAAACCCAGTAATTCAGAAGCGAGTGCGAGCGTATATTCGTAAATCCACTGTCTTCCTGGATGGTTTATCTGGGAATAAGTTATGGTACCATAAGGAACGTTCGAGGGATTTGTTACGAGACCTTGATTTCCTCCGTAATAGCTTGAAGATATTGCACTAGATTGTTCGCTGAGCTTCGAGTATTGAAACCATAGAACGTACCCTGAATTTTCAGGTCTGGGAAATATCCTGAGTTTATTGTTTATGAGTTCGAATGTAAAAGCCGAACGCCTTACGTGGTTCGACATCTCTATTTCTTGTATTCTTTGAATGTCCCAATAAACTGGGAATAGTGTGAAGTTAAGACCGGGGGAGTAGCTCGCCCAACCAAAATTTTCTGTAGCTCCTTGGTAGTTTATGGAACCTCCAATGTAAGGATCGTAATACTGATTTACAGCGGGATTGGATTCGTAGAATATCCTTTTGATGACAATCCTATCGTTAGCTTGTAAACCAGCGTTGTCTATCGCCCACTGTTGCATATCGTACACTTGTTGATTAGGTACTAGATCAATAGATCCTGAGTACCATTCAACTGTTCCTCCGACTCCTGCCATTGTTCCGTAAGTATCGGATATGGATATGACGTTGTTTAAGTTGGGAGTTACAACTGTGTTATTTAAAAGTGATGCTGTAGTGGATCCCTCTATGTTTATGTAATTGTCCTTTATCTTAAGTTGATAAAGTTCTTCAGAATATACCGATACCGCTTCTTCGAAGCAAGCGTAAATGTTCAAATCGTCCAATTCAACGTCCATAACTCCGTAACCCAATTTTCTAGCTACGTAATTTGCTACTTTTGGACCATCATTTTGGAATGACGAATCGTTATCGTAGAATCCAAAGGGTGTAGATCCTGATATCGCTATGGGTGTGCCGTCGTATATTGCTGGATTTGCCACTTGTATTTTTCTTTTTGTATAAATATGCTCACCGCAGACAATAAAAAAGCCCGCTTACGGGCGGGCTCTTTATTTTAGCTGTAGCGCTTTATCAGAGAGCTGTAGTCAGATCTGATACGAACACTAAGCCGTAGAATTCAGGACGCAGCATCGTCATTGCGTAGCGAGTCATGATACCCTTACGAGGAGTAAAGGTGTTAGGATCGTACACAAGAGGCGTCATGATCAGCGGCACGTACGGGGCGTACACTGCACCGCACTCAAGGAATGCGGAGCCTTTCAGACCAAGAAGGATTACGTTCTCAGTCATGTAAGGGTTTTTGTACACTTTGTAGCGGCTGTTCAGAGCACCGATTTTCTGCACACCGAAAGCGTACTTCATGTTGTCAGCTGCGCCGTCTGTATCAGCAGCGAATCCAGGGATGGACTCGAGGATGGTAGCAACGGTCGGAGAAACAACCATGAAGTTAGCACCGCCACGGAGAGTTCTCTGGTGGATGATGTTGCTAACTTTCTGCAGTTTGATGCCAAGAGTCTGGAACCATGTCATCTGGGTGTAGTACACACCAGCTGTGTTGGTATCGAAGCCAGTAGTGGTAGCATTGATTTGCTTACCAACTGTAGCAGACCAGTACTCGATGGTAGGAGCTTGAGAGATCAGCATATCCAATACTTCGAGGTCGATCTCAAGAGAGATGTGCTCGGAGAGGATGCCAGTCAATTCTGCTTCTGCATCAAGTGAATGGTAAGCGTTCAGGTCCTGGGCGAATTCAGGTGTCCACTGAGCCTTCAGTTTACGAGTCTTTGCAGACACGGTCTGAGACTTCATCTGTACGTTGATCTCAGGGATAACGATAGATGTTGCGGAAGCTGCGTTCGGTACGGAAGGTTGGCCAGTGCGATCTTCGAAATCACCACGGGTGTTGAAATCTGTGGCTTTGCTGAAGTACACGTCGTAAGAGTTCGGGCTAGTTGTGAAAGTAGCCAGAGCCTTGTTAACGAAGAAGTTAACGTAAGTAACTGTCGTGCTAGAAGAGAGTTCAGTGAACTGCTGCAGAACGTCTGTAGAAGACACTGTAGAACCTGATACTAACACGAAGCTTCTTATGCCGAATTCGTTGATCGAAGCGGACAGGGAAGAAGTAGGAACGGACACTTTGGTAATCGTCTTCGCAAGTATGGAAGAAGAATACGCGGTGTCGAAACCAACTTCAGCCCATGTAGCAGAAGCGGAAACAGCGATAGAGGTAGATACGGAAGCAGAGAATTGGTTCAGCGAGTAGCCGAACTTACCAGCTCCATAAAGACCACCAGCTGCTTGGTTACCGAAGTTAGCCGACGGGGTACCGTACAGAGAACTACCGGAAGTGAAAGGACGCTTGGTATCGCCATACTGGAAGTCTAGGTAGAATACCAGACCTGCAGGCAGGTTCATCGGCTGAACGCTAACGAACTCTTTTGCTGCGATTTGACCAAGGATCTTGCGCACGAGCGGAAGAGCTACGCCAGCCCACTGTTCGCCAGTGCCAGGCGTGAATGTTGCACCACCGGAGTTTAAGCCACCGTTGGTTTGAGAGTTTTCAACTACGAGTTGCTTAGCTTGGTTTTCCAAAAGGACAGCCATGCCAGTCTTATCGTAGTCCTGAAGACCCTCGAGGAGTCCGGACTTCTGCCACTTCTTAGCTAATCTTGAGGCTACGCCATTCTGATCAGCAAAAGCGGTTTGGGCAGATTCGGACAATAGGTTTTGAACTAAGTTTGCCATTGTTT